GCAGTTATCGAGTCAATAAAATAAAAAGCGATAAATCTTATTTAGCAACGGGAAGTTCTGTTATAGGGCTTCTCCTTTTCGTGTTAATAAATGCCTAATGCCATGTATTGCACTGCATGGTATAATGATTTTTAGAAATGCGGGAAACTCTTGATTTTTCAGGGTTTCCCGCATTTTTTGTTACTAATTTGTTACTGGTTCAACGCAAAAAATATTATTTTATCAGGTTTATGGTGTCCCGCAACTGGTCAAGGGTCTTGTGATTATATACCCTGTTTCCCACATCCTTTGATTTGTGACCCATAAGCATATCAATACATTTTCTATTTCCCCCGGCATCATCAAGTTTGGTTTCAAACGTGTGACGTGCTTCATGCGGGGTCTTGTCTGCATCAATCTGTTGCATTACCTTCCCCCAAAATTCATAATACTTTGCTTGTGACACTTTCTTTCCCTGATAACTGAACAGGTACACATTGCCTTGGTCAACCAGTGCTTTCACAAACGGTTCAATGCGTGGGTGGATTGGTACAATTCTACCTTTGCCGGAAGCTGACTTGATACCACCCTGAAAATACTTGTCTTTCATGTTCACCTGTTCCGTTTTCATCCCAAGAAGTTCAGTCAGTCGAAAACCTGTATAAATGTAAATCAGAACGGTATCAACCCAAGGGTCATCTTTGATTTTCCACAGTGCATCAATTTGTGCATCAGTGAACGGTGTCCTGTTGGTGTCAGGTATTGGTGGTGCAGTAGTGATTTGAGAATACATTTTTTCAATTATGTCACATTCAAATGCAAATCGGTCAAGGTGTCCCCAAAGGTTTTTGATTGCCCCTTGCGTGGAATATCCGCACCCGCAGTTGTCAATGCAGTCTTGCATCTGATATGCCCGCAGATTTCTATATTTTACACCGTAATACTTTGAACAGTGTTTGAACGCAGACTTTAATGAACTTTGAAGTGAATCCCCCAGTTTTGGAAGTTTGATTTTTGACCAACGTTGATATAGTACCGCAAGGGTGACTTTTTCCCGGTCAATGTTCCAAGGGTTGTTGTTATATTGTGCAAGAAGGATGTTCCCCTTTTCTTCTGTTTCCGCATATCCAACTGGTACTTGTTTTGCGTGTCCTTCTTCATCATAAATGGTCACTTTAACACACCAAGGACGTGACCTGTTCCCTGATAGTTTGGTTACACAACCGTAACCGTTAGGATTTCTTTTTCCCATGCTTATTCATTCCTTTCCTGATTGAAAAATCAAGGGAATGATGATATAATATGGGGTGCATAGCCCAAATCATCATTCCTTGATTTGGTTTATCTGACCCTGTACTGCTGCAACAGTGCGGGGTCAATTTTTTTACAGTTCAATATGTGTTGCTGATGACAATTCTACTTGTTGATATTCCAAGAATTTTCTATATTCCTTTGCAGTACCCCAAAATGCAAGTCTGCCTTTGTCATATTCTACAACCAAGTAATACTTATCTGCTGCCTTTGATTTGGTGGTGCTGACCGCATCACCATGATATTTCAGCATGAAATTCTTTTCTTCCATAGCACTGAATGATTTAATTCTATTCAGCGGAAGTGTAACGGTGGTTTCAGGTTTCAAACGTTTGATTTCAAGTACATCATCTTTCAGTTCGATTCTGACCGGGTAATCAGTCGCAAATGAATCAATACCTTCATAATGCAGTACCGGGATGCTATTGTCTTTTTTCTTTCCAAACATAAAATATACCTTCCTTTCTTTGTGGTAACACTTAGTAACTGTTGGTAACGGTTCAGGTATCGGTTGCAAACCGTTGATTTTTCTATTGGTATCGGTTGGTAACACTTACTTATTCAATTCTTTATATAACACTTATATGACCTTAGAATAATAAGAAAAAAAAGTAAGAATATAGAGGAATAGAAAAGTAACCGCTACCCGCTACCTGATACTTTTACCCGCTACCTGTTAAAGTCAACAATTATGATATTGCCCTTGCGTTGGATGATTCTTTTTTCACAGAATATTTGTCTGCATCCAATAGGGCATTGGTATAACCAAGTAGTTTTGCCCGGTCAGTATCATCCAGTTTTGCAAAAAGTTCAACCAGTTCATAAGCCTTTGAACCATAACATTTTTCAAGTAATTCACAAACTGCAACTTTCTGTTCTAAAGATGCCCGGTTTACTTCCATAGGTACATCATGCCCCATTAACCAAGCAACATTGACGTTCAGAGCAGTTGCCAATTTATACAGTGCATCTTGTACAGGTTCATGTACACCGTTCTTGTACTGGCTGATTTGTGCCTTGTCAAGACCGGATGCGTTCGCAACGTCAACCTGTCGCATCCCCCTGATTCTCATTGCTTCAATGAACCTATTTCTGAATGTATCAGCCATGTTTGACCCTTCCTTTCTTATGTTTATACCCCTATTATAAAGCAAAGTTAAGGGATTTTCAACAAAACTTGAAAAAAAGTTAAGAAAACTTAAAAATAGTTGTTGACATTCTGATTGACCAGTGGTAAGATAAGAACAAGTTAAGACATCTTAACTTCAACCGTTGCAGCGGTTGACCAAAGAAAGGAAGGTTTTGGGCTATGTTGAAATTGAATAAAGAAAAATTTTTGAAAACAGAACTTGGTGGTGAACTTGATAGTTGCATCAGAGCATGGGACAAAGCACTTGATATTTGTAGAAAATTTTCATGGGAAACAGAAGAATATAAGAGAGAACGCAAAGTTGCCGATTGGTGTCAGGCACAGTGGGAAGTATATAAAATTGCAATCAAACAGTTCTACGGTGTTGAATATTGTTTCACACGAACTGATGAATATTTTGGGCTTGTAACAGAAGATGAAACCGATTGGTTGATTAAGGTTGAAAGGTAAGGTGTTATATATGTTGACAATTACACTATTTTCACAGAAAAGGGCTGAAAAAATTATACACGCAAATAAGGGTAAGCACCGTATGCACTGGCAAAAATTTTATGATGATAATGGTGAAGGGTTAAGGGCAAGATATATGATTTTCTATTATCCCGCAGTGCTTTCATAAACAGTCGAAAACACCCAACTGGGTGTTCATCCGGGGATGACCTACCGGGTCTGATGATGACAGGTCAAATGAATCAGAACAGTTCTTTTATAAGCATTGTCTATTTGTGTACTGGTCAACAAGTTCTTGGTGGTACTTTAATGTGAAGAATCACACTGGTTTGAACCTTACCAGTCAACAGGTTCATGTTGGTTGACAAGTTTGCGGGTTTTAATGTGAAACACGATAGGGTCAGACATTCCCAAAGCAATACAATGTGCTGACAAATAGACAATTTTTATAAAAGGACTGTTCCCGGTAAGAAAGGGGTGAAACTTTGTGAAAACCATTGTTGCAGCTTGGATTGAACAGATTCTTGAATTTCCGTCAAAACTTGAATACATGGCATATATGGAAAGCCTGAAAAATGGCAGACCGCAGAAGTTCAAAGAAGTTCATTATGAACAATTAGAATCAGGTGTTGTAAGAATACAAATCAGGAAGCAGTACAACAATAACGCATTTCCTGATGACGTGGAAGGTGGTGAATAATAGTGGCATTTGATTATTCAAAATTAAGAGGTAAGATAAAAGAAGTATTTGGTAGACAGGAAGATTTTGCAACTGCAATGTTGCTTTCAAATGTGTCCTTGTCTGCAAAATTGAACAACAAAGTACCTTTCACACAGTCTGAAATCAATAAGGCTTGTGAACTACTGGGAATCCCGCTTGAATTTATCCCGGTATATTTTTTTACTGAAAAAGTTAAGACTTCTTAACTTCAAACGCAGAAAGGATAGGTGATTTTTATGATGTTCAACGAAAAGTTGAAAAAGGCTATGCAAGATTTAGGAATCAGTCAGGCACAGGTTGTTGGAATGACTGGAATTGGAAAGAGTTCTATTAGTCAGTACCTTTCCGGCAAGAACACACCAACAGAGGAAAGACAGAAGAACATTGCAGTGTCACTTGGTCTTGAACCTGACTACTTTGAAAAGGATGAACCAGTTGTGAAACTGGCAAAGGCAAACACAGGGGTCATTTCTGAAATCAGACCAAAGGACGTTGGGAAGCTGATGCGAATGAACCACAAGACCGTTGAGGACGGTTTGAAACAGGGTGTATTCCCTTGGGGTTACGCAATACAGACTTCTGAAAACCGTCACAGATACTTTATCAATGCAAAGAGATTTGCGGAAATTGAAGGTATTGAAGTACCGCAAGAAATGGTGGTGTAGTGTATGCCTAAAATTTGTTATAAGGAAATCAATTTCAGACAGTCAAGTCTTGATTTGATAAGTCTGATAAATCAGGTAATAGATGAATACAGTGCAATGGGATATGAACTGACACTTAGACAGGCATATTATCAGTTAGTTG